CAGGGTGAGAGTTTGCGTATGCGTGGAAGCAAGCACGACTGTTTTGCCGTCGTGCGCGGCCAGCGTAATAGCCAACGTTGCGGCCGTGGTTGACACAATGCGGGTTGACAGGTCTGCGGCCCGATTGAGTTCGGCGGCAGTCGCCAGAATGCCGGTCATGGTATTGAGTTCGGCAGCCGATGCGGTCAGCCCGCCAATGACGGCAAGGTCGGTCATATCGACAGCGGTTTCAACGCCCGCCGCACTGGTGGCGACGATCGTCGCGCCCTTGCCCATGATGAGCTTATGATCGACACGAACGTCTTTGTATTTACGTTTCAGCATGATAATTTCCTTTGCATTTTAAATTTGGGAAATGATCAAGCCGCCTTCATCGGCTCGGTCCATTACGAGATTTGCGGACGCGACGGCAACGAAAGAACGTTCACGATCGCATTGGTGAAGCCGCTGGTATTCCAGTTGCTCGTTCCGAACGTCACGGAAGTTCCCTGCCCGTAGTGCTTCAAAACTTGATAGGCGAAGGCGCAAACATCGTCCGGTACAAGCGGGAATTGCGGCGCACGAGCGAAGTTACCCGAGGCATCAAGTGTTTCGACCGGCCCCATCATGCACTGGACCGTGCCGCTGGAGTTGTAGGCCCAAACCACGACTGCACCTTGCCCGCCGCCCGAGGCCACACCGGTCAGCGTCGGAAACGCAGCGCTGGTGTTGTAATCCGTGGTCGGAGTCGTTTGATCGGCATTGGTGCCGGACTTGGTGTAAGCCTTGCCATTGATGGCGTAGTTCAGCAAGACGGTCGTGTCATGCACCGTCTCGGCACCGGTAGCGGTCAAGAGGCTGTTGGTAGTGCAGAAATTCGCACCGCGATAATTCAGGTTGTCCATAATGTGTTTCCTTTAAATTGAGTAGGTCGGCTCGAATCCAAGCCGACCGATTTTGTGGATTAGCTCAGCGCCGTTACGCCTACCTCGATCACGCCCATATGGCCGTTATTCACGACGCACGCAGCCGACCAGAACGAAGCGCCCACGTAACCACGTTGACCGATCGGGTCTTCCTTGGTGCGGGTGCTTGCGGCGATGTGGAACGGGTCGAAGTTCGCATTCAACGCAATGTCAAACACGGCTTCTTCGCCGCAGATGATCATCGGATAAACGTCGATATTGGTCGCGTTCGCGGCATACAGTCCGGTCGCCCCCACCGCGGCGCCAGCGGCCAGATACGGCGCCAATTCCTTCGACACGATGAAGCGGAAGCGCCCCACAGAACCGAGTTCGTTCGCGTTGATCGGCGCACGATTGGCATACTTCGCAACCGGAACGAAATCTTCCAAACGGCGAATATCGTGCTCGCAATCGGTATGGCAGAACACAACGAAGCCCGCTTCGATTGCGCTGGTATCGTAGGCTGGTCCCGGAGCGAGGATCGATGTCTTCATTGCTGCGCCATTTGCCAGCAAGGTGCGAGACATCAGCGACAGCAGGTTATAGCTGATTCCTTCGTCCACTGTCGCGCGAGTCGTGCCGCCGGCATACTGAACCGTAGTTCCTGCTTTCATCACGCCATAGCGCACCATTTCACGCACCAGGCCCATGCCGAGCGCGGTTTGACGCACTTGATCGCCCGGAATGTCATCTTCGTGAAAGATGGCGGTCTTGTTGGTGTAGCTGAAAATCACGGCGTATTCAGCGATCTGCACCGAGACGTTACGATATTCAAGCGCTTGCGGAGTCGGCGTTACGCCTTCCTGCACTTGATAGTTGGAGGCAGTGATCGACCAGCGATTGATGGTATTCGCATTGGTCGTTGCTCCACCGGTGGGGACCACGCCGCGATAGATGATGTTGTCGCCCTTATTGCGCGGCATTTTCTTCATCGAGCAGCCGATTTGCAATACTTCGGTCGGCTCGGTGATCGCGAGCATTTCGCCCTTGACAATATTAATCCGCCCTAACGGGCTTGCGTAGGTATTTCCAGACATGATGTTTTCCTATTTCGTGAGACGCTTCGCCTTGTTGTAACCAATCATCAAAGCTTCTTCGTCTGATATCGTTGATGCGCCTGGCTTTTGCGGTGTCCCTTGCGGGGTCACGGCTAACTCCAGTCGCTCCTGTTTTTTCTGGCGAACCTTGAGCGAGTCTTTGAATTCAGAGATGGCGCGCGACACAACAGCGGGGTTCCAAGTCGATTCGATCTTGGCTTGAAACTCGGGTGTTTTGTTGGCGAGCCACTTCTTGAACTCAGGCGTATCCCGTACCGTTTCATAGTCCGGGTGCTCATCCGCCAAGGCTTCAATTGCGTTCTGTTTGACGATGCGTTCGACTTCCGTCGATACGTTCGCCGCGATGTCAATTGGTTTTTGTTCCGTCTGTGCTTGGCGCGCGGTGCTCAATGCCTTTAGCGCTTTAACCAGCGGGGCGGTAATTTCCGGGAACTCCGATGACTCAGCTTCGCGAATCGCGGCGGTCAAATCATCTTCGACGGGCGCGGCGTCCTGTTTTGGCGCTTGCAATTGCTGGAGTGTGCGGTTGATGCTCCCGATCTCGCCATGCATCCTACGCACGGCGTCCGGGTCGCTGGTTGAAGCCAACGCCGTTACTTTGGCCTTTAAGGCTTTCAACTCGTCAGCGACAGACGGTTCCGGTGGTGTTTCGATGACAGGCTCTGCAACCTGCTCCGGTTCCGGCGTGGGCTTCTCAACTTCAGCGGGAGCTGATTCCTCATCGACGCGCGCTGTCTTGTTGTACCCTGCCATCACTTGAGCAAGTTCTTCTGCTTCGGTCTGCTCGACTACTTCCACTTGATCCGTGACATCGTTCATCTGTCATCCTTCAAAAACAAAAACCGCCTCAAGGGCGGTCAATTCGATAGCGGGAGAGTTGCCCCTGCGGCTACCTCTTATTTCTTGGATGGTTCGCCCATCGCAAGGAAATTCTTGAATACTTCAATCTTTGCGCGCAGCATGATCGTTTCCTTTTCATCGATCATCGCTTCGAGCCGGCGCCGTGCGGAGGCAAGTTCTGCCTCGTAGTGCTCCTTGAGCTTTTGCCACAACGGCGTACCAGCTTCGTGCTGACTGAGAATCACTGCTGAAACGCCATTCCGTTCTCGGCCCGCCCGACTGGCTCACTAGGAGGCGTCAACACTTGCGGGTTGTGGTGTTTATGCAAATCAGCCGTATGGCCCGCCAAACTCAACCGCTTTTGCACATCCAACTTCATAGCAACTTCGGCAAGCTGCGCTTTGATTTCGTCCAATGCGCGTTTTTCTTCCGAGCTGGTGCCGTCCATCGCTAGGCGCACATCAATCTCTTTGAACTTCTGCTCCAACTGACGATCAAGATCGCTCTGTTCCGCTTCGGCTTGCAATTGTGCTTGCGTCTTCGCTTGGCCGGCTTGAATCTCCATCTTCTTGCGATCTGTCGCGCCCTGCTCTCTCACTTGTGCAGCCATCACCTGAGGCGGCGGCGGCGGTTGTTGCGCTGCCATTTTCTTTAGCTCTTCTTCGGAATAGCTAAATGCATCCGGGTCGAATCGCCGCGACTTCAGATATTCATCCATCGCCTTCTCTGGATTCTTCTTGTACGCCGGGTTCAAGCAAAGCCGCAGGACATTCACCATTTCTTGCGATTGAATGTCGCGCTCAACTAAAGCAGACGATCCTCTGGCGACAATTTGGAAATCGCCCTTTTCGTCGTCGTCTTCGCCGTACTCCATCAGCCAAGCGTAATACCTGCGGATATGGGGTTCAGTGATGCAGGAATCGAACAGACGAGCCACTCGGCGTAATACCGCGTTTGCGTTGTTGTTCAGGATCGTCATGCCGCCGACTGTATCGGGCGCCTTGCCCTGCTGGCCTTGTAACAGCATCGGCAAGCCGGTTACGTCTTCGGCCATCTTCATGCCGAACTGAATGATTTGGATCAGTTCGTTTTGCAGCATGGGGATAACGACCGCCATAAACGGAGCGCCCGCATTTCCATTGGCCGGCGTCTCGTCGCCCTCGACCCAAACCTTCCGCGGACAAATTTCCGGGATGCCGTTTTGTGGCTCCACTCCGCGGCGTAAAACGAATTGCGGCCCGCCTGCGAGGCCGGCGTTATCCATCAAGTTCCGCGCTGCTGCCACGACGATTCGTTGAGGCGTGCGCAATTGACGCGATACGCCCATTCCCCACGGCATGCCAGGCCGGCGTTTCCATGGAATCACGTCATACGGAAAGTCACCCGAATCGAGCGGGTTCAGAGAAGCACGAATTACCCGATCATTGACCATCGTCAGCATCGCCGGATAGCTCTTGCTGCCCGGAGAATCACTATCCATCTCGACGCCGGCCGCTTCTAGTTCATCGCCTTTAATCGAGCCGTGGAAATACCAGATTTCATACTGGCCTTTCTTGCTTTGATTGCCGAACGTTTGATTCTGGCCGGATTCGTTTTGCTTCGCCGGACCTTCTTCCAGACATTTCTCGATTTGGCTGGCGAGGTATCCAGGAAGTCCAATCAGCGCTTCGAGCTTCTTTTCCGACAGATAATCGCGTTCGAAAATATAGCTGCCGTTATGAATGGATTCACCGCACGCCCCATCAGGAAACAGGTTCCACGGATCGACACGGAATGATCCCGGCTTGATTTCTTCCAATAGAGTCAGCATGGACATGCCATCCTCGCCGCGCGTCCATTTCTTCGACTTGCGCTTGACTGGAACCGGACCTTTAACCACGCCCGAACCAAGCTTCGCGGCGTCGTCAATCATCTTGCGCGCTTCAGCGTGATACTGGCTTTCGGTCAGCCAATCATC